GTCGCGCGTTACCCGCAATAGGCACTTGTCAACAGTACCTTTTTATCTTCGCGCAGTACGTTTAGCCTCTGCAAACCGCTTTCTGAAATTGCGTTCGAACGCTTTACGCGCTGTCGCGTTTGCTTCCTCATAAAAAGAAAACTTCTTTTTGATTACTCCGCTAGGCTCTAAAAGATAAAGCATTTGTAGCGGATAACGCTGCTTGCCTACACGCCGAGCGATAAATTCCTGACCGTTTGGCAGCTTGTTTCTAAACACCTTAGGCCGGTCTAATAGCCTACGCGGTCGGTTAGCAGCCGTAGTACCACCTCGTGCTCGCATCCGCAAATCCTTTGCTGGAATTGCAATGCTGTTGCCATTAACAGGCGTCTTGACATAACCCTTTGTTAGCTTCTGCAAATATTCTTTGTGTCTATCACCAGTAGGATAGTTCTGCACTGTTGCGACCAGTTTGCGCTTAGTGGCCCTGTTGTCACCGCGTATAGGCATCATTACTGCTTTTAAAAATGCTGGATTGCGTACAGTGACGCTATCAGGCCAAACGCGTTCTATCGTGTCTTTACGTACTGCAAACGCCGCATCGTTTAATGCGCGTGATGTTGCGAACGGTATTTGATTACTACCAAACGCATCCAGCGCTTTTGAAAATGTGCTGATATTACTCTTGACGTTGATCTGCATCAGTGAACCGCATTATCCTCTAATTCTAACATTATGATCGTACCGCCATCAGTGTCGTGACAGTCTAGTAACGCTTCTTCGCACTCAGTACAACTAACGATGCCGCTATGCTCAAAGACCAGACCAAACGTATCAGCCTCACAATGCTGACAAATAACTGAACGCGGAAAAAAGAAAACGACATCATCCATAATGAGACAGTGCCATAAATATTCTAAAACGTAAAGGCGCGGGGGATTGATCCATCCAGTTTAACCCAATCCCCCACATAAGTTAGCTGCCGAAATAGGCAATCAAATCCCACCACGTAGGCTGTTCGCGGTAAAACCGTAACCAGCCAAATGCAAATACCATAATCAGTGAGAAGCAGAAATATTCGAAAAACCTAGCCATTAGCCTAATCTCCCTTTTTAATACTTACACCCCATCGTATCACGACCTATTTGTTAGGATCAACACTTTTTTCCACCTTCTTTCCACTTTTTGCATTTGTTATTTCAAAACCGCAATAAACGCATTTGTGACCGTCTGGTTTGCTGACAAGCTGTGTGAAACATCTCGGACATAAACCCTGCTTGATACGCTTTGCAATTTCGCCATTGCCTACATCAATCATCACATCCATCCTCTATCCTTTGGATTATCTAAACCGTTACCCAACGCATCCCAATCAGCGCTGGTCTGACCGCTTAAAAAGAACGCCTCTACATCATCATAAATCATCTGAAACGGAAACCCCTCTGCTTTGTAGACGTTCCACATCTTATCAGCTACTTGATGAGCAAATGCTTTCTGCTTATCAGATAATTCTTTGCGTTTATGCTTGTTAGCAAAATACGCCTTAGTAGTGCGTTTTTCATTATTATTAATAAGTGTTAAGTTATTATAAGTGTTATTGTCGCACTGTGAGACCTCAGGGGATGCTTTTGACGTCTCAGATTGAGACATACCAGAAAACAAAATAACGACTATGTTGGTTTTATTAAACCTGCGTTGACGCGAAATTATCCCCTTATCTTCTAGCTGTTTTAGCTTTCGCATTGTTGACGCTCTAGAACATCCGCAAAACTTGCTGACTGTTTCGACACTAGGCCACGCTTGTCCCATACTGTCATTAAAGTGATTAGCTAAACAAATTAGGACCAGCTTCTCTATTGCGTCATTTGTCTCGTAATTAAATGCGTATTTTAATGCCTCGATGCTCATAACAATGACCCCGCACTATTAATCAGATCAGCTATGAAATCATCGCGCTGCATATCATCCAAATCTTTTCTGTGCTGCTGGTAATCGCTAATAGCGCAATCACAAAGTGTCCACTGGACGCATCCATAGCCATCAGGCTCACGAACGAACCCATCATCACATTTCCCGCAACTTGTCATTTCTTCCCCCTTTCAATCAAATCAAGTGACAAATCTAGCATCTGGCGTCCATTCATCTCAAGAAAATGAGATACGCCATCAATCGTTATCAGCAGCCCATCATCGTAAACCGACACTAATATCTGCTCTTTGTTTTCTCTTATCAGCAGACCGTATCCAGCAGCCGGATCATAATGATATTTCAACGGCTCAAAACGCCAACCCTTCGGCACCGGCTTATCTTTTTGCCAATACTTAACCCTCATTTTAACCTCGTGAAATCTTTTATCTTGTAATGACACATAATATCATAATCGTATGGATCATCGCGGTCGCGTCTGCCTCCCATAGTATAAAAACGCTCTGATTTAAACTTGATAAATGCCAGCGCATCCGTCCAGCTTGTGAGCAATATCGTGGGCAATCCGCAGTTTAACGCGTAGTTAGCTTTTCTAATATCGACCATCATTGTAGGATATTTGTTAATGCTGAACGTGCGACATTTCACTTCGACCAACGCTTTTATTAAAGGAAATGTGTGACGGTCTACACGCTGACGTTCTACTATTGCGAAATCCATTTCGTGATATTGCGGTAAATCTACAAACTCATATCTGTAGATTTTGGCAAATGCTTCCATAGCCCTAGCCTGATTAGCGCGGTCTTTTTTGGTTTCATATTTTGGCACTTAACGCCCCCGATAATAAATCTAAAAAATCTTCGTAATCCAGACACGCAATCGGTCTTTTCCTGTCAGCACCGATGACCAAAACATCAGCGCCATCGAGATTATCATAGATAAAAGAAAAACCGTTAGCACGTTTCTTTGCCTCTATCTCCCACACCTCACGACCGACCCTGATGTGCACATCATTTTTAATGCTGCCAGCGCCAGATAATGGTACGCGGTACGCGAATAATCCGTGATCTTTAGCTGTTTTCACTAGCTGATTTTCAAACCTAGTGCCTTTTTCTTTGTTTCGATTTGCCATCATAAACCCCTTGTCTTTGTAAAATCCGTATGCTAACGATATGGAAAAGTAAAGGAAAAAAAATGGCACAAGACGGACATTGGTCATACTCACGCGGCGATATGCCGTTATGCAAATGGAATTATCTTTATAATTTCAAGACTGCTGACGAACGGAAAAATATCGTCATCGGCGAAGCTGGTGCACTCGGTACGGCAGTACATTCTGGCACTCAAGATATCGTGTCTAGCGGTCTTGACCAGACGCAAGCCGTTGAAGATGCAACAAAACTTTTTGATGATCACCCTGCTTGTGAAGATGCTGTGAAGCGTTCACGTTTTCGTGAATGTATTTCACCGATGATTAACAATGCTGTCACGCTTTTAAATCAATCCGGCTTTTCTGGCTCTACAGAAGAACACCGTATCGAGACACATCTGCCCGATGTAGAATTGCCGGTAATTGGATTTGTTGATCTGCTCGGTGATGGCATCTTCTGTGAGATAAAGACAAAAGCACCAGTGAAAACACGCAAGCTGAAATCTGGTGAACAAGGCTGGTCAAAAGGCCGAATACCAGCAGAGGAACCAGAATGGCCGCATGTTAAACAAGCTGCATTATACGCGTATGCGCTTAGACTAACGCCATCTATTCTTTATGTAGCTGAACACGAAGCAAAATTATTTACGCCGTTTAACTGCGAAAATCTGCAAAAAACACAACTGCAAAAAGCGTTGAATGAATTTAGACAACGACTGCTGATTAAGCAGAACCTTCTGAATATATCAGATGATCCGAAAGTGCTTGCCACCATAATTCAACCTGATTGGCATCACGCATTTATCTGGAAAGATGCAGAACAAAGAAAGGAAGCCGAGCAGCTATGGGAAATTTAAGGAAAGCGCTACATGAATACCGCGCTGAAACCAGTGTCAGAAAAGACGGACACAATCCGTTTTTTAACTCATCATATTATCAGCTAGAAGATATTTTAAACGCACTAAAAAACAGTAGCGATTTCGGTATATACTTCAGCCAAAACATTAACGATGGCAAATTAATAACTGAAATAGAACATGACGGTGATGTGCTGACATCTGTGTCGCGCTTACCAGACCCAACAGAAAAAAATCATCAAGAAATAGCAAAACAGATCACATATTTCCGGCGCATCCATTTGATTACGATGTTCGGTATTTGTGAACCAGATGATGATGGAAATTCTGGCAGCAGTGCAGCAATGTCCGTTCCTCGCGCACCTGCCGGAAAGCAGCCGGACGCCCTTCCTCCCTTTGAGCGTCCGGCTGCGCCTAATACCGATTTCGATTTTTAGTCAACGAAAGGAATAAAAAATGACTGAATACGACAACACTAATCGCGGCATCTTTGGTCGTAACAAATACAAAGAAAAAGAAAATCAGCCAGATTACAAAGGCAAAATTAACGTTGATGGCGTTGAAAAAGTATTGTCAGGCTGGAAACGTGTATCAGAAAAAACCGGTGAGACATTCATTTCTCTGCAAATACAAGACCCATACGTCAAACCGGATGAAAAGCCAGAGCAAAAAATACCGGCTGGACCAATCGATGACAACATCCCATTTTGATAAAGCACAAATTACTGTCGATATTGATGGCATAGCTGTCAATATCGATGGTGATGTTTATCATATCGCTTTGGAAGCCCGACAGATGGGTGATCTAGCGATAATGTTGCTTAGAGAAACACACAAAAGATATGCGGCGCAAAAAACAGAACAAACCGAAAGCAATCCTGCCTAGATTAAAACGCTGTAATTATTGCGACCGTAATCTTGATCTGAACGAATATAACTGGACCGTTGACGGAAACGGCCTGATCTTACATACGGAATGCTTTAATGAACGATGGAACAAACAAAAAAGTGAAAATCGATCTTGACGTGCCAATACCTAAAAAATGGCGCGGTCGTCACGATTATGTGAATGACATGCCGGTCAATGGCTCAATTCTTTTTGATAATTGGGATGATGCTGAACGGTGTCGGGATGCTTTGCGTAAAAGAAAAATCCCATATACTGCTAGAAAAGTATATGAAGATGGGGAAAATAAATGGCGCGTTTGGCGGACAGGATGACACTTGAAGAATTTAAAGCGCATCTAAACAGCTTGCGGCATAAAGTAATATATTTCTGGAAATATGATGGTTATGGTAGGCGCAGCAATCATTTGAAATCTATGCACTCTGATTTTCCGCCTACCACAAACCCACGTTATCGCCGCCGGTAATTATTTCTTTTTGAAATCTAATCCTAGATTTTTAAGTGCACGTTCACCGTACCAGAAGCCCAGAGAAAGCAGATTAAGCTGCCATAACATTTCCATAGCATCTTGATCCACATTGCGTGTCAAAAAGCCGTAAATGAACGCTGCCGCTAGAAAATATGTCAGCACCGGCCTAACAGTGCCGCGTAGTATTTGGATGCTGAAATGCACATCCTTTGCGGCGCCTTCGTAATCAACGATAAACTGCCGGAAAGTGCCCTCTGCCTTATTCACTTCAGCGACCATCTGTTGCCGCGCTTTTTCTTTTGCTTTCGGATCAGGAATGGCATCTAGCACTTTATCCAGTGCTGGCTGTAATAACGGCAATAATGCTTGTATCATCTTAATAACTCCAGATATTAGATCGCGGCGGCTTTGTGTACGTGTCTAAATGTAAAAACCGCTTGTGACCTTTTTGTGCAACCCCGATGCCAGTAAAACCCATTTGCAAAGCAAGCTGCAAAATATGATATGCTTCAGAACCATTGCAAGCGATATCGGCTGCTATGCCTAATGTATGGATGCCAGCTTTTTCTTTTGCTGCTTCTACTGGATGTGATGGATGCCGATACCCTGATGTGACTGTCATCGGCTTATTATATTTTTCGCGTAGCTGTTGCAGCTTTTCCATAAAGCCAGCGTCCATCTCGCATTTGCCAGTGTGTGAGCACATAAACTCACGTTCACTAAAATTAGGATATTTAGACCAATCCATTAACAAAACCCTTCTCTTAAATATCGGATAGTGTTTTCCCAGCTTTCCTGTTCTTTGTGCGGATCATCGAAAAAACCGCGCTGATAACGCTGTGAAATCGACCTGACCGATGTTGACGGATAGAAAATGCACCGTCTGGCTGATAAACTGCAATGACATAAGATATCATATTTTTCCGGCTGTAACTTTTTTTTGCCGCCAGTGCCATTATTAAAATGATAATGCGGCGATCTACTTGATGAATTAACTCTCAAAAACCCTGATTTAACTTGTACCTTGAACGCGCCGATATCGTCAAACGCAATCAAATCGAAGCCATCTTGTGGAACGTGTCCAACAGACCAGCCTTCAAATCCTAAAATAACACTTGCAGCGACAAATTCCCCCATCGCGCCGATCTTAGTGTTTGCTAGCATCACCCCTACGTAAAAGCCTTTGCACTGTTTCTGTTTCATATATTCTTATGACGAACCATATAATCGTCAAACCTGTCGCAATAACGGTCAACATCTCCGGCATCATCCCCATCCACGCCGCGCCAGTGCCACCCGCCGCCGTTATGTCAATCGGTGTCTTGTTATCCATCAATCCGACCCCTAATGTAAAAAGCATATTCGTATAAAGAATAAATAATCCCCGCCATAATTATAACAAAAATAAGAACGGCCAGCATCATTTCACGTTTTCTTTTTTGCTGTGCAAGTAATTTTAAATGATCTGCCTTGCGCTTTCTAGCCAGTGCCAGTTCTCGTGTAAATGTTTCCCACGTTCCGTGTTCGCAGAATAACATCATGTGTGTACGTAATTCATCCATAGCGCGTTTATGCGCTAGTTTAGCTTGCGTAATTGCTAATGCTTCTTGTTCAGTATTTGTTAGCTTGCTGATAACGCCCTTATGCTTGCCTGTTTCTGCTATCTGTATTTGTGCATCTAATTCCCCCAACTTGCCTATAGCTGGCAACAGGCTGGATATGTCTTTTCCCGCCTTGATACCAGAAGAAACAGCACCGGCGATTTTTGTCACCGATGCCGCAAGTGTAAGAATTTCAATCATTTTTACTAGCCTGACGCTTTATTAGTTAGCCTCAAGTAAATCAAGACGGCTTTCAATATCAGTTAGACGCTGTTCTGTTGCCGCGCCAATAAATGACAATAATTCAGGATACCGGATGCCCTTGCGGTTCTTAGCAATAGCACCTACGGCATCTGCTTCAACCTCGTTACCGTCTGCATCTACATACCAGTCAGTGCTGATAAAGAAAGCATAATCACCAGCATCCAGACCTGCATCTGTCATAGCTGTTTCAACCTGCTGTGCAATTACACCTGTATGTGTTCTTGCATTATCACCATTTTCTGTGACGCTGCTATTCCACTTGAATGTCTTGAATAACTTGCTAATAGCTTTTGCGGCTGTAATCTCTGCGCTAGTTAAAGACGCTATCTGTTGCTTTTCATTTTCATCTGATGTTTGGATGGTGCCGTTTGTTGCATAAACATCATCCCATCTGGCAGATGCAGAACCTAAATCCAATGTGTCATCGTTGGCAGAACCTGTTGTAGTCGCTGGAAAAACATCTGCACCACCGATTGATATGCCACCCACACTAGAGCGTGAGAAATATGGACGGACACCGCCCGCAATGCCAATAGCGCCGACTGTGTCAATCGTCAGTCCATCAGCCGTCACAGTGCCAGTGACATCAACGCCTGTGTTGGTGGTGGCGAGTTTCGTTAAGCCGTTGTGGTACAGATTAACAGCACCATCAGCAATGCCCTCAAGCATTTTTTCGTTTGCCGCACCGTACTTCTCAACAACAAATCCATTTACATTCAGAACAAGATTGCCGCTACCAATCTCATCAATGTTTGAGTCCCCTGTTGCAGAATCATGATAAATCTGCAAGTCATTGCCAGCACCAAACTGCGCCTTGTCGTTGTCGCCAAAGTTAATGTCGTTGCCGTTGGTGTCAAGATCGCCACCCAGAGCCGGTGTTGTATCGTCTACCAGTTCTTCGCCAGACACTTGAACGCTGTCCGTTGCCTGATCAAACGTGAAAAGTGTAATCCACGCATCATCATCTGCGTTCCGTATTTTTAAAATATCGGCAGTCGTATCATACCATAACTGATAAGCAAATGTTGTAGACGGTGCGGTCGCCCCTGCGCTAACAGATGCAAGTGCTTGCAGTGCATTGTTTAAATCTGACCGGAACGCCGGAAAACCCTGATTATCTATTGTAAAATCGTGCTGGCTCATTTAATACCCCTGTGCAACATAATCAAACGTGCGGTCAACTGCTGTGTCACTACTATTGTAGAACGTGATCGTAAAACCTGATGCTGTCTTACTTGTTATAACATAATAGTCGCCACTCTGTAAATTCTGCGCCGCTACACCCAAACCGCCCAATACTTTAAGCGCTGGCGTAAATGCGATCACCTTAGCACCGGCACCTGACGCGATATCATTATCAGCTATAACCCGGTCAGGCATATCAACTGTCACCGATAATGCGCTGACAACTGGCGTTGCTTCCAAATCATCAGATGTCAAAACAGCCCTAAATTTATACGCTCTAGCCTTATAATCTCCGACAACAAACTTTCTGAACGCGGTATAGGTAGGCGAACCAGACGGATCATCTTCTGTGGTCGCCACTTGCAACTCTACATTTACATTGCCAAAACTTTGCGGATCACCGTCAAAATTACCTTGCCGCGCATCGAACAAACCAGACGCATCGTCAAACTGTCCTACATAATCTAGACGTTCCATTGTCAGCGTTCCGGTAACGCGGGATGTATAAACAGAACCCAAATCGATTACATTATCAAAATCATAAGTGCCAGACGACCGGACATTACCACCACCACCATCGAAGCTGCCAGCAGCGTCATCAAAATTGCCGGTAGCATCATCGAAATCAATGGATGTGTCTAGACGCAATGTGTCATCCACAATGACCACGCCTGTTTTCGCTCCTGCAAATGCCGTGTGCTGCGTTGATGTCTCTACTAGGTTAAACTGTCCAATCTCATCAATTATAGCCACTGTCTCAGTAGAATTAACGCTTTCCAGACCTAACTTATCGACAGCTTTAATAAAGTATGTTCCTGTCAGTGCTGGAACGACAACACTATTAGCCGGACGCGGCACCTTGAAAATCAAATCAGTGCTGTTTGCGTATGTTGCGCCGGATGTTGCTGCTGCGTGTCTAATTCGATAATGAGACAAATCCAGATCAGAAACAGGCGTCCAATTTAGCTGCGCCTGATTACCGACAATATTGACCGAAAAATTAGTCACGTCTGATGGTGGTGCAGTTTTGCCGACCACCTGATGCTGTCCTGTTGTAAATGCTCCGCGTACACCGATGCTGGAAATCATACGCGCACGAACATCGTATGTTATGCCATCTTCTACATCTACCAGTTCAAACCGATTAGATGATGATGTGCCCAATGAGATATAATTGTCGTCTGTGGATTTCTTTGCCTGAACCTCAAATTCATCAGCATATACTGACCCCGATGAAACATCAGCAATCAATACAGAAACAGCTTTTTGATTGAACGTTTGCAATTCATCAGAAAGCGCTAACCCTACTGCTGGTAAATCAAACGGTGTCGGCAGTGTTGTATTATCTAGCTGGAAAGCAGCTTCTTCTGCATCCCAATCATAAACCTGACTGTTTAACTCACGTAGAACCAAATCAACGCCCAGAGCAATATTATCCGATGCGCCGTCTAACACTAGCGACCACTCAGCGACCTCAAACACCTTAGAAGAAAAGCCAAATTTCTCATTTGTGATTTGCACTGTATCGCCGACATCCAACTGGAAACCATTTAGATTTGTTGGATAAGACATGACCAACTGTTGCCGGTTTCTAAAAAGAGCTACTTTAGCTATTCTTTGCGCTGTCGGTGATGATGTAGTGTATGGCTGATCGTAATCTAAAAATATTGTTTCGTTATTATCTTCTGTAGCAAATTCGGTCGATAAATAAGCTGGATAATCAGCAGCGATGTAATTAGTATCTGTTGGCGTAAAAATACCCTTGACCGCGTTATAATTATCTCTACGGCTGCGTTTTGTTTGCAAAGATATCGGTGCGCGTAAATGTTCTTCGTTTAAAGTAACTGTCGGCGCTACGTATTTAGCGGCTTTGATCTTAAAAGTGCCATTCGTATAAACCAGTGAACCGCCGCAGCTTGCCAACATTTCTTCGATGATTTGACGCGGTGGATTATTTGTTTCGACAGTGCCGTTTAATGTATAGCGTTCTTCAGTACCGCCGCCTGACAGTGACACGCTTTCTTCGCATATATTCGCGGCTGTAGTGATGGCAGTGTCATCAATCTCTGCTGTGCTTGCGCCTAGACCGTATGTGCTGTCGGTGAGATAATCGCGTATGCAAAGCGCTGGATTATCTGAATATACTGTCGTTGATGTACGCGGATCATAAACCTTTTTTCCGCGTACTAGCGCTGAAATGTTTGGGATGCCTTGCGGAAATGCGTCTGTGTCAAATTCTAAACGCGCATAAATATATGCAATTCCTTGCAATCTGTGATCTGTAGACCATCCAACGCCGCTTCTGCTTACCAAAACGCTGTCGGCTGTTTGTGTTGTTGCGCCTAAATGTTTATAGATTTCCACTTTATTTGCATACTTTGACGGTGCTGTGACGCTGTTGCCTGACAGTGTAAGCGCTTCGTCATTAATATAGATCGTGTCAATCACCTCAACCTCATGCGATGCCAACATCAGAACCAGATGCAGAAATTTATCATCTTCTGTGCTTTCGATATGCGCTAGAGTACCGCCAACACGTACCTTACCATAAACAGCCCTGCGTGATGATGTAGGCTGTTTAACCATCTGAACGCGACCGTTTGCTGTATTTTCAAAGCTGCCGAATTGAGACGTGCGCGGCTGCGCTGATAATGTTTGCGCCGCTGCCGATAAAGACGCACTAACACCGGCCCTTAATGCGAACGCCTTAAAAGTAAAAGAACCACCGCCCAAATATACAGAAGCAGCAGCAGTGACTAGAGTGACAGGATTTGTGATGGCCTTTTTAAAGTTATTAAAGAACCCGCCTATGCTGAAACCCATTAGCTGCCCCCACCCCAAATGATTTCTTTATCCTGTAAATCTGCAATAAATTCCAGACCCTTGTCGTTAGGATAATCAATCTTTTGATCTTCCGATGTGTAGCGCCGCGATCTTGCCCTGTCTAAATCAATTAAACGATTTTCTGCTTGCAATGCGATATCACAAGTGTCGCCGCTATCATCTATTGTCATAACATCCATACGCCCTGAGAATATCAAATATGGATCAGCGACAACAGCACCAGATGACAAAGTGCCAAAATATATTTTGCAACTGCGACCCTGATATGTCTCGTTAAGTGCTGATGAAATTAAAGATGATGGAACGCCTGACAGCCCTATAGTAACGCCAGCTGCTTGTATCTCTGCTGTTTCATTAATGTCTGAAATGCTTAATATGTCGCCGCCGCCGGTAAATGTATCGCCGCCGAAAGTGATCTCACCGTAGCCTGTCCACAACAGCACATTGCCACCATCAAAATCTAAATCAATAGCGAAAAACGGCTCAAGAGATGTAGCCGTTAATTCTGTATTCATCGCAGATGTTACTGACCGGCTCATAACGCCTCTGCTGCTCCGAATGAAAGCTGATAAAACCCTGCTGCGTTGATTTGCCAATCGGTGACGTTTGTTGTCAGTCTAAATAGACCCTTCGCACCTGATACAGTGACGGCAGCGTCATCTGCTGGACTAGACCGCAGATCAGGCCATATTGTTAGCGTTGCCTCACCTGACGCATTACTGTCTACATCATCCAACACTTTATAAAGCTGTGTGGTGGCGCCTGATCCTAGCTGGATGTAATCACCAGCTTTTAGATATCCTGTTGCTGATGCTGGCAATCCATCAATAGCCAAATCCGTTCCGGTCTGAGAAGCGCCATTAACTAGCGGCGTTCCAGCGTCAGATGATGCGGATCCTCTCGGTGTTGCACCATTAGGATCACCCATCAGGAAAGTTCCGTAACTGCCATTCAGTTTTACGAAAAACGAAATCCATTGCTCTGCGTTTGCGCGTTCCATTAACGGCAGTGAGATATCAGCTTCCCAGCGCTGACCCTGTAGCTTTTGAACCTGTTGCGTAAATGTAAAAGGCGATAAGCTGTTGCCCACCACATTACGAGCAATAAAGTTCGCTGATTTGACGCCGGTATGTGTTGGAAATGTTAGCGGATAAGTAATAGCCATTAGACATATTTAGCGAATGAACCGCCCCTTCTCTTAGCATCCAGAACCGCGCCTTTTGCGGCTTGTTCTATCTGCGGCAACATATTCATCACTTCTGCTCTGACGGTTTGTGATACACCGGCTGACAGATTGATTGTCTGATTAACTGTAACACCTAAACCCTCATTTGACACTATACGTCCTGACTGTGACGGCACGAACATCTCAGGCCCACGTTCCCCGACCATATACGGCGCACCAGCCCTGACTGAACCACCATTAGCGGCAGAACCTCCGAAAATAGGCATTTTTCCTAACATACCAGCTAACGGTGCGCTAATACCCTGACGGATTTGCATCCTTATAATGTCGCTGATAATAGATGATGCCATAGACTTAAACGCATCTTTTACTGACTGCGTTCTCATCGACACGTTGACTAGCGCATCTTCTAGTGATTTTACGCCAGAAAGTGCGACATCCTGCATTGATTTCTGCACATCTTTTGCCGCATCTCTAAATTCTTCTAGTGAATTTTTAGCATCAGTAATCTTGTCATCAGTATCGCTTAAATTGTTATTTAACAATTCAGCAGCCGGATTGATTTCATCAATGCTGTCTTTAAGTGTTTGGAAAAAATTACCAACTTCACGAAATTCTAGCCGTTCAAGTGTTTTTAGGTTTTTTAGGAAATCAGAACCCAATGCCTGACCGACATCTGATGCAAATTGGATAACTCTATTAAGCTGACGAATGACGCCGTTTGTAAATCTTAAAACAGCGAAAAACGCTTTTTCAAAAATGCTTATTATGCTAATCGCTAACGATCTTCCGAATTGCTCGATACCGCCAGCTTCAGCAATACTATCTAAAACTTTTGTTCGGATAACATCTGCCAATTTTTGAAATGCTGGCGCAAGTGCCCCGACTACCGTATCGCGCAATCCTATGAAAAGACTGCTTAAACGTGTAAATGCGTCATTTGCTTCCTCGACATTTCTGGCTGTTGCTGTCGATAGAATTAGACCGAAATCCTGCGCTTCTTTTGCTATACGCGCTAAACCTTCAGAACCTTCCTCTAGCACTAAAAGCAATTCTGACGCTCTGCCGCCAAATAATTGCTGCGCTATCGCTGAACGCTCCGCACTATTTCCAACATCATCCAGCCGGTCAGCCACCAGTTCTAATACTTTAAACTGATCCCCTGCAACTTGATTTAATTCTTCGGCTGAAATGCCTAATGCGTGAAATGCGTCTTGTGCTTCGCCAGTGCCCTCGCGGATAAAATCAATCATCCCTTTGTTAAGAGTACGGACACCACGCGCCAACGTCTCAAGCTGAACGCCGGACAAATCTGCGGCAAGCTGTAGTTTTCTTAAATCTTTGACGGATATGCCTAATGTTCGTGACAGCTTTGATATCCTGTCGATGCTGTCCAAACTAGATTTAACCAACAGCCCTAAACCGGCTGCACCAGCCACCGCGATTATCTGCGTTTTAAAACTTGTTAGTGCTCGCGTTGTTAGCGATAAACTTTTCTGGATGCCGCGAAATGCTTTTTTAGTTAAATCAAACGCAGTGATTTTAAAATTAAGATTACCTATCGCCATCTCTTATCACCTTAAAATATGCGAACCATTCATTTAACTCAGAAAGTGACAGTTCTTCAATTTCGGCCTGTGTTTTGTGTAACCGATCAGCTAACGCCATAATATTAAGCCTTAACTGATCGTTTTTTAGTTTTTTTCCGCTTGCTCGACTGTATCAATTTCACCGAACATTTTAGCAAAAATAGCCGCAATCACTCCGATTTCTTCAGCCATCAGATACACTTTATCTTCTAGCGTGAACAAACGATTATCATCAGCATCGCCAGCTTTCAGAATAATTAGATCAACCATTCCATCTATGGTCTGCTCATTAAGAAAATTCTTGTGCTTGCGCTGGATGTTTTTCAAATCGCCAGCAGTAATCGGATAAGCGTATATTCTCAACGGCTGACCATCTTCGCCCCACTCTGGAACGTCAATGGTACGCCGCTGTTTATTTCTACGCTCTGATATCTTTTTGCCCAGAGACATAAATCACCTATCAGGTTACGGTTGTTTCTGTCAGACCGCCAGTGATTTGCAGATTATAAGTGCCAGACACGATACCATCTGCTGCTACTGCAATATCACGCCCTGTGATCAATGCTGTTCCTGTCAGCTTGTGATCTCCAGATGTGTTGCCTTCCATTTGCAGATTAATGGTGATTGATGACCCTACTGTCATCGCACCCTGACCTGATGTATCTGTATCATCGAAATGACACTCGATGGTCGCTGTCGCGTCAGTGAATGATGCTTTATATGATTTAGCACTATCACCCATCGCTGTATCTTCGATTACATCGGCGGTTTCATTTACTGTGAAAGATGTGATTTCAGCAACAGCATTTGCACCCACTAACACTGTGCCATCATTACCGGAAAATGTAGACATTTCTTAAACTCCTCATACGGCTGTTTCTACATCATTTTCTATTGTGCGATATAGCACTGTGATTGTGAACCGGCCTACCGCGACAGTTTGCTCACCGTCTCCGATAAAATCCGCTTCAAACGCTGTGACCTGTAAATCTTTAGACAGGCCGCCTAACGTAACATCTGCCGCAAGCGCTTCCTCAACCTCAACGGCAATAGTATCCAGCGTGTTATCATAATTTGCAGTGCCGGAAACATAGGCTTCGACGCCGATATCTAACACGCGGCTGACACTGCGCGGTATCCGCACTGTGTCAAATTCTGTTGTTTCTGACTTGCTGAAAACGCATAACGCTGGCAGCTTCGTCTGCTCTAATGGAAAAACACGACTGCGGAAAACATTTGACCCTGTTGTGGTCAAACCAGTGACAGCCGTAACGACAGCATCCCTAATTTGTTTTCTGACGTGCGCCATTAGTTCTTTTCCAATACAAAAACGGTCATGCCTGTCCCATCATCCTGCACTATGCGTACAGTGTAAGCAGTACCGCTTATAGTTATAGCATCGCCTTCTGCGGCGCTAGAAACGTCAGCAGTGCGGCAATGAAAACGCGGCTGCTGCATTGCAATCCCGATCCCGCCACCAGCGTCAACCTCGATAAATTCATTATCAAATATTCCGTTGACTGTCGCAGCAACACCTCCGGATGGCGTATAAGACGCGGCAACACCGAAATCATCGATGTCAACAAATACTGCTCTATCCGCCGCGCTTTCCACTGCCATTAGTCTGCCTCTGGCGCTGTGATTTCATCATCTGTCATTTTGCGGTTTTCCAGTTTGACAGATTTGCTTTTGTTTTTTGCTGCCTTTGCATAACCGCGATCAATTAACTTTTGACCGATGTTTTCATGCACTTCGTGTTCTTCGCCAGCCATCATGTTTCCGACAGTGCCGGTGAAACATTTTTTTAAAATCTCGATTTTCATTTTTATCCCCTTAGAGATGTTTGAGGGCGAGATCACCCGCCCCCAAACTAATATCGTTATGCTACAGATACTTCGTCTGTTTTTGCAAAGCTCTCCAGATGACGGAAAGCGATATCCACATCCTGATGAACAATAATACGGACTGTTCCAGCCAGACCGCCTGTTGTCTCATCAACGATGATTGATGGCGCACCAAATAGGCCGACCATCATCTGTGAGAAATCGCCGTAGAACAATGCAGACGCATCATTTCCAGCATCGCCCGGATCGTATGTTGACAGAACGTTAGCAGTAAATTCGATTGGATAACCGTACAATTCATTGTATGGCGCATCCATCAGCATGACGCTATCTGTTGATGTCACTTTTGCTGTTGATGCTAGTTTAGCTTTAACAGCCGGTGATGACAGCCAACCCAATGTCTGCTGATTAACAACTGCGTTTGCATCTTCAACAGCCTTAACCAGTGCCACGATATCGGCCCACGTTAGCGCGTCAACATCTGAACCTGTCGAAATATCGACCGATGTGATGTTAGCATTAACCAAACCTGTAGGCTGACCACCAGTGCCATCGCCGTTGATACCAAAGTACTCAATACGGTCTGCAATAGAAGCCAGCAAATCGTTTTGTACTACCTGATCCAACTGTGGAATTGACTCTTTAAGTGCAATTCTGCCGATGTCCACATAAGCACCTAGTGTTGATGGTGTAAGTGTCACCGCTGCATCTGTCTGTGACTGATCAGAAACATTGCCCAATTCCTCGACGAAACCAGCATTTGCGCCAGCAGAGAATTTAGGAATCTTAATCCGATTAGTCAAACCACCCATATATGTGACGCCCAAACGTGACATAACTTGTCTTGCGCGTAGTGCTTCGATGAACATATCGCCACGATGAACGGTCGGGATAAAGTTATCCACTACGTTTTCTGTAGCGACTGCACCTGTAGCTGCCGCTGACATTGCACCAGCACGCCACGCAAAATCTGGCACATAGAAGCCATCTGTTTGCTTGCCCAAACGCATCGCGATTTCATCGTGCATTTCACGTTCAAAACCAGCGTTTTTCCAATCGTGATTAAGCTGTGCGCGAACAAGATTACCGATAGAGTAATCACGCTGTTCTTTTTGTGGCATTTCCACAACATGCGCTGGCGTATCGATTGGATCGCTTCCGATGGCGTCTAGCAATTCACCGCGAAATTCATCGATTGATAAACCGCGCTTCAGTGCTTCGTTGCCTAGATCGGCTTTGTTATGCTTACGCGCAAGTGTCATCACTTCGGCAGCATTTTTTTGTGCGGCTTTGGCAGCTTCAGCCCGAACCGCATCTAGATCGATTTCTGACATTTCATTATTCCTTTCATCAGAAACTATGGTTGCTTTTATTGGCTCGGAAATAGAACGACCAACACCGACCAGACTTGACTGATCTGCCGGAATTGAAACTATACTAATTTCCATTGGCGTAGTAGAGACACGATAGATATCATCCGCATCACCATCACGCTTAACTCTACCGTCTACTCTGTAGCCGACAGAAATGTTTTGCCGAATACCATCGGCGACATCGTTAAACACTTCAGAAGCCAGTTCGCCTTTTCCAAAGCGAACCCTTGCACGTAATCGGCGAGCATCTTCATCCAGTTCAACAGATTCCACAACACCTATCTGGCGTTCCATATCGTGATCCAACAATAGCGGCGCACGACCAGAATTTAAAAATTCTAAATTCATGCTTTGCTTTGTGTGGTCAATTACTTCCATTCCAAATTCACGCTTGACCGGCTCCTCAGAAGAAACCCCGACCATCGCTGTGCGTGTCTTTTCATCGACAGCTTTATCATCCATCCCCATAGCACGATGAACCAGATCAGCGCGTTCAATTCGCTCCTGATCTTTTTCGTCATCTTCGTGATACGGACGTTCTTGCATCATGCTTTTTCCAAAAGTAATGATGTAAGCATCTTCGGTTTCCTCGATGCTCTGGATGTGTCTGCTTTCCATCGCCTTTTGTTCTTCGTCTGTTTTCATCGGATGACCCTCCGGTAATAAATCTGTGTCATGCTTGCCTGATCTGAATTTACCATTTCTGACAGCAAAAAGAAAGCTGTTGACCCTAGCTGCTGCCCATTGCTCAGGCGATGATACGCTAGGCCGGACGCTTTGTGGATTTGTTTTATAAGCGCCGATGCCGCGTTCGTACACTTTCGACAGCATCCCAACAGTAACGCGCTTCGATGGCGTGTCGCCGTATTCTTCGTTATGTTCTTTTACTTTGTTCTCGACCATTGTCTGCGCTGAACCTGATAATGCTCTTTGACCCTCATCATCAATATTGTCTAACTGCCTATCTTTGCTTCTTGCCCAGCTTTGACCAGCATCACCACCCCATAAAGCCCACGCAATCCGACCGGCTGACGGATATCCATCCTCGTCCGGTGTAAAACCTTCCCCCTGCTTGTCAACCTCATGTCTGCTAAAATAGCTGTGCATACGGCGCACTGTTTCGGCTGATAATTCTTGACGATTAATTAACTGTCTAGCCCTTGCGACCCCTACCTCAGTACCGCCGCGACCGTGTTCTTTTCGCCAATCAAGACCGCGCTGCGCTTCTTTTGCCATCGCTTCGGTAGGTTTCAGATCAATTTCTTCGCCTTTATACGTCGCCATCATCACCACCTGATACCTCTGCCTCTGATGGCAGCTTTGTCCCAAATGGCTCAAATGCCATCTTTAAACCAAATTGTTCGGCTAACTCTTTATCACGACCAATCGCGCTAAATGTTTCTTCAACATCGCGTCCATAATGTGCAGCGACATCTTGCATAGACATGATCCCATTGTTTAGCCCTACGACAGCAGCGTTGATTTCTTTTAATGGATCAACCCAATTCCAACCGCGACCCCTAAACGAAGCGTTATCGCTAAACTTATCAAATTTTTCTGATGGCAATGGTATCCCGCCGAAATCCATTGCAGATGATAACCACGCTCTGAAAACTGGCTCGATAAAATGCTGGATCATAAACTGATGCAGTGCTCGATATCCATCACGCTCGTCTAATGCACCTTGACGTATGGACGAATAATTGACCGATGATAAATCGTTCGACAAGCTGGCGTATGAAACGTTTAACCCTGACGAAATGCCGCGCAGCATTGCGCTTTCAAATTCTGCAAAACCTGTATTCGGATGATCTGGATCAAACATTTTCATATCGTAACCGGCTGGCAACTGGTGGAAACTAGCTGGCTCAACATCGATGACCGGCGTGAAATCGTTTTCCAGACCGTCTCCCATAAAATCATCACCAGATGGCGTTGTTAAAATACCCATCTTAGAAGCGCCAACCCTTGCCGCAATCACTTCGGCCTCACGATAGGCGTGTAGCATTTTCATTGCCGACATTGCGGAAACCATAAACGGCTCACCGCGTGATTGATGTGTGCGTGTAGGCATATACAGATGGATGATTTCTTCTGCTGGAACGCGCATCGTTTTACGGTTTTGAGATGAAAAATAGTATTTGTCGTTAGGATGTGCTGTTAAAATATGATATGCGACCGGCTTGTGCGCCTTGTCCATTTCGACGCCCATACGGATTTGATTTCCGTTTTGCAGCGTTTCGTTTTTCTTTTCATCAATCAGATCGGCCTCGATGAATTGCAAAGCAAATCCATCACGATACTTATTCCCTGATACTTTTTTAATAAAGCACTCGCCATCTCTAGCCAGTGCCTCTATTGCGTATCGCTGGCAATCATACCACGACATCCGACCGTCAACTGTCGGCGTTCCTAGCCTTCCCCACCGCTTCCAACTGTTTTCAATGATAGTATTTCCAGCGGCGTCCAGACGCCCATCATCGTTTCGCGCCTTGACTTGCAAATGAAACCCTGTATCACCGACAACATTTGTTTTTAACAAATTCATATAGCGCCGCGCAAATTCGTTATCCCTTACAAGTTCACGCGACCTATTTCTTAAAATCTCAATATTAAATCGTAATTCACTATCTGCTGATGTATCTGAGCCAACAAAATCGCCAAAAAGACGACCAGCCCTAGCTGCTGCATAATTGCGGCGGCGTATCTTTGGTTTCTTTTCTTCTTTTTTTAGGAAATCAAAAACGCCCATTGCTAAAACCTCATTTTAATGCTGGCTGATGTAGCACGACCATTTTTAATGTGATCCTTGCGATGCTGCATCGCTGCCTCACGTCTATAGTAATCGCGCCATTCAACCAATTCATTCGGCGGCATCTTAGATAGCGATCTACCGTTGATGCTATAAGACAACACGTCAGCATCAGCCCTGCCCTGCAAAACTGTCTCGATTTTGTCTACCATTATTTCGGCGTGTGTGCGCGGATCAACGGCGTTGTCATAATCTGTGACAATATCCCAACTGCCGCGCTGCAAAACTACACGCTCATTATCCGAATTTCGGGTAACCTCTAACTGCCAATGATGATGCTCTACTGTGAATAATGCGCTATCTGCTGATGATATTTCAAATAGATAATCACTTCCGTCTATCGTGCCTGTTACTTGAAATTCATGCACACCGCCTGAACCACTATCGCGGCTAATATATTTTATAGAGTAGCTTGCTGACGGATAATCACGTCCTAAATCTTTTTTGCGCCAAACCGCAAAATCACCAACAACAATTTCGTCAGGCTCTATTGTAGGTGCAATATTAGTATCAAACGCATTAGCCATTTATCGCCATCCATTAACAAAACCGCCCTGCGATCTAGGCCGGTGATATGATTTGCGCTTTTGTACTGGCGCATCTTCTGTCGTAGGCTGTTCAGCCTGTCTAATTCTTCTGTCAGCTATGGCATTTAGATTTAAATTCAAAATAGCCAATGCCCCATAAGCATAAACACGACAGTCAAGTGCCTCATTACGATTTCTAGTCTTTACAAACTCACGTTTCGGAAAGCCTTTGTGAAACCTAGTAACAATTTTCTCAGACGCCGCTAACTGTTTAAAATATTCATCAGGCCGGTCATCAGGAAAATGACAGTAACCCGCGCCTTCTATTGTAATCTTTAAACGCGAAAAAATCAATTCTTTGATAGTATGGACGCCCAGCGTGAACAGCTTGACCTTTCCAATGTTGTTTTTTGTCGGTCTACTTACAATCGGTCGACTCTCACCGCCTACACCCTTAATGGCAAAAATGCGCCTACCCTCACGCGGTCTGACAAAATTATAAACCTGCTGAGTATAATGCCCGCCGCTATCAATACAAGCTGAACGGATCATTAATTCGCGTCCGTTGTCGGTCGTAAATGTCTGTTTTAAGTATTCGTCCAAATCATTCCAAATGGACGGTGTAGATAAATCGCCATAAATCTCGCGGTAATCAAGACTGTAGCTTTCTTCGTCTCTAGCCCATCCGACCACCTCAATAGCGATCCGGTCATCTTGTACGTCAATACCGCAAGTGATGATTTCTATACTGTCGTCTATTTTATCGCCAAATGTCTCGGCTCTTGACGCGACATCGTGATCGTCTACACGCTCCCCCTGATCTTCCCACGTCTCCGCTAGATAAACGTTCGTCCAGACGCGCAGTGTTTCCGGCATCTTCTTTGCCGACAGGAAATCACGCACCGCGTCAGACATAGGCGTCCACGCTGAATAAATGCCGTTTATGTGGAAACCGGCGACCCCTGTGTAATCTGCGGTCGCTATCCACTGTCCATTTCTAACAGCCCTATGCCTTTTAGCGTCATCCCATACAGAACCGCAATCATCGCACATATAATGCGCTGTTTCCGGCTTGTCTTTTTCCCATCGGACATTTGACCATTTCAACGTCTGCTGATGCCCGCAATCTTCACAAGGCACGAAAAATTGTCGCTTATCGCTTTCTTCGTAAGCTGCTTCAATTCTTGATGCACCTTTATTGGTCGGTGTGCTCACCATTGCGATTTTTCTATTCCAGAAAGTAGCTGATCTTTTTCGCGCTAACTGGATAGGATCACCCTCAGCGCCAGCGCTTGCCGGATATCTGTCAACCTCATCGCACAGCACCACCCTGATCGGCCTGCTAGCCAAACCTGACGGACTATTACTGCCGACCAGTGAAATGTGACCGCCGGTAAAAACCTTGTGTGTGGTCGTGTTGTTTGCGTCTCTGCTTCGCGGGTCTTTAACTTTGTTTTTTAGGATCGGCGTGTCGCGCAACATAGGCGCTAGTCTATCTTTACTAAACGACTGCGCCATCTCTAATGTAGGCTGAACAACCAATATCGGCGCTGGATCATGTGCAATATGGAAACCTATGCAGTTTAAAAGCATTTCAGTTTTGCCAACTTGTGCGCCAGCCATAACGACAACATCACGCACCGCCGGATCAGAAATGGCATCCATAATGCCGCGCTGATACTCTGCCCTGCTAGTGTGCCACCGACCGGCTTCTGCGCTACTTTCCGAGCTTAGACGCCTTTCGCGGTCTGCCCACTCTGCGACGCTGAGACGTAGCGGCGGCTTCAGTGTTTGCATTGCCGCCATCACCGCTTCCGCTAGTGACTGCTCTGCGTCCCGCGTGTTCGTGTGGCTGATAAGCTGATAATTCATCAAGTGCCTCTCTGACCTGATCTTCTATTACATTCTGGATTATTTGCACATCTGTCTCTGTAGCGCAAATCGGCGCACATTTTGTCGGCAGTGATAACATCTTTGCTTTCATTGCTGACAAAACATCAACCCACGCCGCAGTGACATCATCTGCTGAAACCAATTTACGCTTCGCTTGCAGTAATTCTAGTTCAGCCATTTGTGCATCGGCTTCCATTTTCCTCGCTCTAGCTGCGTTATAATCCGCATCCTGTATCGGTGGCCGTCCGACTGGCCTTTTTGCTGCTTGTGTCATTATTCGCCTATGCTAACAAATAAATCTTGTTGTTGATATGCCTGTTGTATTCGTCGACAAGCAACCTCAAAATATCTTTCATCACGTTCAATGCCTATGAAAGACCGGCCACGCAATGCACAAGCGACTCCGGTTGTGCCGCTTCCCATAAATGGGTCAACAATCAAATCGGAGTCTGGCATAAAGTCAACGCACCATTTCATTAGTTCAAGTGGCTTTTGCGTCGGATGATCTCGCTCTTCATTTCCGCGCCGGATAAACCCAATCCATTGCCAACGAAAAATCCGAACCGCCTTTTTTAAGTTTGTATAGGCCAACTCGCAATCTGCAAAATCATTTGCGCCATTTTGTTTATCCCAAACCAAATAGCAAGATGTCGGGGGCAAATCGAAATAATTGCCACCCCATATGATTTGCCTGTTAGTTGCAGACCTATATAAATCAACTAAATCTTGCGGCGCAGACTGATCCCAATCGAAATCACCATAATCTTTCGGCTTTGCTCGTGTGCCGCGTGATCTATTCTTTTTTGAACTTTCGCCTATACCATATGGCGGGTCTGTTACAAGCGAGGCATCTTTTGGTATTTGATTAAGAAAATCAACGCAATCACCTAGATATAAAGTGCATTCACCTATTTTTTGTTTTGTCAATTTATTGAAGCTCCCTCAATTATTGTCAAAATTCTGTCGCTAGAAAACTTTTGCGGTCGCGCGTTACC